CCATGATTTCTGCTTCAATGTCTAGGCCGTGCATAGATTGTGCATCTTGTGCAGCCTCAAAAGTCCAGCGAGCGCTTAACTTACGAGTTTTGGCTTCAACAACTTGTTTTAAGATCTGTACGTTGATCTTACGGCCTGGTTGACCTTCTAGTGCAGATGTGCTAGCAGCGCGGCCAGTTGTTAAACTACCAGAATATGCTGTAGCAATCTTAAATGGGCTTAGAGCTTCATCGCCTGCTGTTGTGCCTGTTTCGAATGGAACCGGTGCAGTTACATTGGTTGTTTCAGCATAACGAACACGTAATGTGTGGATCTGTGCAACAGGTCCAGTCATTGGTTGAACACCAACGATTTCATTAGCAATAACTGTAGGCATAACACGACGAATAACTGGAAGAATAACACGGTTAAGTGTTGCAACGTTGCCAGCGCTGGTTGCACCTGCTGTTGCGGCTTCTGCCAAATGCTTACGAGTATTTTCTAAGATAACACCCATTGTGGTTCTGCGAGAACCGTTTAGACCTTCTAGCAGGGCATCTTTTGTTTCGCCCCAACGGCCTTCTAATAGTGCTTGTGTCATTTTTTTCTTCTTTCCTTATTAGGGTTTATTTAAGCCCTGCTAAACGCTTAATTTCAATGACATTATTATCATTAAGGTCAGCGCTGACTTTAGCAGATTTATCTCCTGTCACTTCTACTCTGGACTCAGACAATACCTGTGGTTTTTCAACTTTTGGCAAGCTAGAGTTATTTAGAACTGCTGGCAGATACTTTTCATATGCAGATTGAAGTTTATTAGTCTGCACATTTTCGAGAAGTTGACTCATTACAGTCTGCTTCTCTTTATTCAAAGGTTTCATCAAATCGTTTATTACTCTTTGACGTTCCTGAGATTCTTTAATAATTCGAATTTCACGGTCTCTTGATTCAACTAAAGCAGCTTTTTCAGTGGCAATTTGTTTAGCTTCTGCAATCATTGCTTCTTTTTGTTCTAATGCTTTTGATAATTTAGCGATTTGTTGATTCTCATTTAAATGAGTAATTGCAAATTCGCTGGCAAAAGCTTCGAATAAACGACGTCCAAAATTGTTCTCACGAGCAACTTGGATATCTTCTTTTAGTTGAGTCAATTCTGACTCTAGTTTATTAGCTACAGATTCTTTAACAAGATCTGCGGATTTAGCAACAAACGTTTTTTGTAGTTCTGCCAATTTGTTTTTGGCTTCACGAACTAACTTAACTTTTGTTTCAACTACAGCTTGTTTATCTTTAGCAAATTCTTGAATTTCTTCTGACAGAGCATGAATAACAAATTTCTCTAATCGGCTTACGCTTTCTTTTTGAACTTTGCGATCTGCACGCAATTCTTTGATTTCTTCTGCTAGTTTTCCTACTAGGAATTGATCAAATTTACCTGCGCTTTCTTGCATACGTCTGTTAAAACGTACACGATCTGCGGATAATTGCTCTTTTTCTTCTGCAAATTCACGAATTTCTGCTTGTAGACTTTCTGTGACCATTTTGTCTAGAGCTTCGACCATTACACTTTTATCGTGTTCATAGCGGCTAGCAAACTCTTCGCGAATTTCTACGCGAAGCTGTTCACGTGCTTCATTTAACTTAGCATCCCAAGCTTCGCTGATAGCTTGCTTGGTGTCTTCGTTAATGATACCACTGTCAATTAATGGCTTAATAGCATCAAACATGGATCATTTCCTTTTATATTTTTAAGTCTTTAATAAGGCGTTTTACTTCCTCTTGCAGATACTTTTGGACTTTTTGATTTGCACCGGCATCTTTGGCCATATCGAGAACCCTATGTCCATGGCGCATATTCATAAGCCCTTCGTAAACAGCTTTTGGATACGCATTAGGAGCACTAGGTTGTGCAACTATATCAACTGTGACTATTTCAAAGTCACTTACATGGCCCGAGCTTTCGTTAACGTTGCCGCTACCTCTGCTGGACACTCCTAACTTCACCCCTGAGGTTAACATGGCTTCCACCAGTTTACCCATAGGAGTTGGAAGAATTTTTAATTTACCAAAACCATTTGGCCCATCCATCCACATATCTGTGATCATATGGCACACACGGTCTAAGTTAATTTTTAGATCATCGGGGTGGTCTAGTTCGCCTAATACACTATACCCACCTTTAACTTGTTTATTAATGGCTTCAACTGCATCTGTAATTTCATCAACAGGGTAAACACGCTGATTCGCATTTTTTACCCCACCTTGAATGAAAATACCTTTCATATACAGATTCTTACCGTTGCCATCAGCAGTAGACTCTGCCAGAACTTCCATTCTGGCATTGTCAAAAGATAAGTGTTCCTGTATTAAACTTTTCACAGTTAATTAACCTTTGGCCAACGGACTTTTGTCATTGGTGCCGCCTGCTTCTGCTTTTGTTGCAGCAGGAGCTTTGCTTTTGTAAGCAGATTTACCAGCATTAGCACCTGGGCTGTTTTGTACTTTACCAATTAGGTCCTGGCCGCCTTTTAAAAGACCGCTGGGCTTTCTATTCGGTGTTCCGCTTGGATCGGACTCTGCACCACCTTTGGCAATATTGGAAGCAGTACCTCCCATGTCGTTCTTACCGGCAACAACAGACTTAGTGTTCAAACTGGCTGTACCGCCTGCACCAACTTCACCTGTTTCTGTATTCTTTCCTGGGAATGGCTCACCAATTTTTTCCACGTATTCGCGGATCCATTCAGCTTCGGTCATCTTTTTTGCTTTTTTGTCTTTAAGCATTTTGTCTTTAAGCATTTCTTCTTTTTTAGACTTTTTAGCTTCATAGACTGATTCGTCGTAATCTCCCATGCTTTCAGGAGTTGGTTTACCTGTAGGCACTACAATAAGATTTTCACCCATATCCTCGTCGCCTTCGTCATCCATGCCCATGTCCATACCGTCATCCATGCCCATGTCGTCACCGCCACCCATTAAAGCATCAAATTCTGATTTAAGCTCATCCAATGCATCTTCAAGGTCCATGACACGACTTTCCATGTCGTCACCACCGTCCATGCCCATGTCGTCACCACCGTCCATGTCCATGTCGTCGCCCATGTCGTCGTCGCCCATGTCGTCGTCGCCCATGTCGTCGTCGCCCATGTCGTCGCCCATGTCGTCATCTTCAGCTTCTTGCATGCCTTCTTCATCGCCGGTAATTTCATCTACCATAGATTCGACTTCATTGCCGCCAACTTCTTCAAGATCTTGTTCATCGATTAGCGATTCGTAAATATCACGCGATTTTTCAACCACAATTTGGTGGAAAAGTTCGCGAGCTTTATCTTCCTGCTCGTTAATGATGTATTCAATTAATTGCTCATATTTTGACATATTTGTGTTCCTTTTAAAAATATGTTTGTGAATTCTGTATAGTTATTTACAGAATATGAGCATTTAATGGGTTAAATGGGGAGTTTTTGAAGTATTTTAGATTAAACACCTGCCGCTGCTGCAGGTTTGTATTGAGTCGCAACTGTTTCTAATTTCTTTTCGTGCTCTAATTTACGAGTATCATTCATTATTCGTAGCTTATTAAGTCTATCTAATGTCAAACGAGTTTTCCTGGTATCTTTAATTTTGATAACAGAATTATCATCTTTTTCACTACGATATCCGTCTGGAATTTGATTATAAAGCTCTAGTAATTGCATCAAGTATTTACCAATTTATTATAATCCTGTAAGGCCTGATGGGGCAGGCGCAGCAGCTGCGGCCGCACCAGGTGCAGGTGCTATATCCCCTGCGGCGCCTGCGGCAGTTTCGCCACCTTCGGCTGGAGCAGGTTGTGCAGCTTGAAGATCCGCATCTAAGCCGCCTGGACTGATACCGATACTACGAAGTCCAGCTTCCCCTGCAGGTGCTTTATCGACATCGCCCTGCTCTTCTGCCCACATACGTTCATTGTCTGCCATTTCTTCTTCAGTTAAGCCCAAATATCTTGATAATAAAAAGCGTTTACTCAAATAAGGATATGCTTCAAGTTGAGTAAAACTTCCAATTCTAGCTTGATCAACTTCAGCTTGTCGATAACTGGCAAAGTTCTGCGGTTCATTGAATTGTAATTCAAATAAATTACTGTCAATGTTAATACCTCTCCAGCGCAAAAAAAGTTTAAATTCTTGATCTAATTTTTCGCAAATCATACGCTGTAAACGCATACAATATTGGTTAAACCGCCATTCTTGAATCAGGGCAGTTCCTACTCTACCGTCACTAAACGAATTTGGATTACTGGTGCCGTCGTCTAATCCTGTTGGCAAATAACTGCTGGGGATTCTTAGTCCGCGGAACAGTTTATTAGTAAAGAAATGCAAATCAGTGATTTCACCTAAATTACTACCTCCCGGTAAAGTATCAACTTTACTGCCGCGCCCTTCAGCAGTTTGTGGAAAGAAGTAATCTTCATTGGTGCTTAATGGATTGTAAGTAGCATCCATCATGTTTTGGCCACCACCTGTTTGAGTTGGAATACGACGTTGATGTACTTCGTTTTTTACCCGTTCTACAAAGGCCATGGCCATATGACTGGGCATATTACCTACATCTATGTAAAAAATTCTACGTTCAGGCGCACGTTGTACACGGTAGATAATAATAGCATCTTCAAGTAATTCTTTTTGTTTGAATACTTTGAACACATTTTCCAATACACTATTACCAAAAGGCCAACTAAAATCCAATCCTTCAGTTAATGTCAAATGCACTATATGTTCAGAATTTACAGCGACTTCATTTTGAGCATGGCTAAATCTTGATCCACCGCCATATGGATTTTTAGGCTGTATATATGCTCCACTGCTGCCGCCGACTTGAGGATGATTTACATTAACATCACTGGTATTGATTGTTGTAGCAGTTAAATTTTCAAAATTTGGAGCAATATCTTTAACAATATACTGTTCAGGTTTCTTACCTTCTGCTTCATTTACAATAACTTTAACTACTTTACTCATTTCTACCACGGGCGAGGGCTTCCGCTTCGGCGGTACCGGCCTCCGCGTCCTCGTGCGTAGCGACGACGCAGCACGTCACGGGCTTGGGGAGCTTCGAGACGACCGAGGACAGCCTCTCGGCGGCGGCGTAGACATCGCCCCGGTAGGCCGCTCCGGCGATACCGACGGTCGTGCCGGGCCGCATGAGGACGACGGGCGTCTCCTCGGCGTCGTGGAGAACACCCGCCGCGACGAGGACGCCGTAGGGCTGGCGAGTCATGGCAGAGTCAG